TGTCCCGTCCTCATTTTTGTCAATGGTATTTTCTACCAACTGCTGGACATAATCAGAGAAATGTTTTCTGACGCTTCCTGGCGGTCTTGACCCAAGAGATTTCCACAGTCTCTTGTATTCAATTACATTTGCAAATGTTGTAGGGCAAAGCATGTATCCAGAATACTCTTTTAAAGTAGTTGGAAGTGGCACATGTTTTCCACAGCACTTACATTCTCTTGCTTTTTCTTGATATATGCTCATAGTATTTCCATTCCGTCTAGTACATCCGCCAATTTTGAGGGCATCTTGGGAGGCCTAATTACATTTAATCTAATGTCTTCTTCCTGTCTATCATTTCTACGTGATATTGAGTCATAAGTATGAACATCAATTTCTTTGTTTGTTTCAAATTTAGTTTTACTTATTGCATTGTATATTGATCCACAGACTGCGTCTGCTAAATCTTTTGAACCCTTGCGTGGGTGATCAACCTTATCACGCATAATTTTCAGCTGCAACAACTCGTCTATAAGCAATGGTATATGTGGTCCAGAAAGCCTATCTTCTGCTACAACCATTGCCATGTCATCATAATGTTTTTTAGCAACAGACAGTGTTTCGGTATTAATTCCATATTGTTTTAATTGTTGCATCATGTCATGGGAATTCCAGCGGTCAAATGTACATAATCTTATCTTAAATCCTTTTGTTCTTAAAGAAAGAATGTAATCTTTGACCTCAGTAAAATCTACTGACTTATCTGCAGTAGGAGTCCAATATCTAACTGCATCTACTTCTACAATTGGCGCAGGCTGGGAGTACGTGTCGGTCACTTTTACATTTACCCACTTCTGAACGTGAGCCATAGATACGGCACAATGGTCATGCTTTTGTGCCAAGTCTACATGTATAAAGTATTCCTTGTCAGGGTCTGGTGCGAACCAATTTTCAAATCTACCAAATTGATCTACGGCTAATGCCATATTGTTAAAAGCTTTTTCTATTTTTTCTCTTGACTTAAAGAATGCATCAATCGCTTCTGGTGGCATGCAAGCAAAACGACCAAGAGCATCTGGCATATTTTTATAAAACTCAACCTTAAAGTTTTCTATAGTTTTTGTGGGGTTGATTTCCCACGTAGGTCTTTTTAAAGCATAAACTTTAGGAATTGTATAAGAGACAATATGATCTTCTTCCCATTCCACCGTTACTTCGTTTCCTGAAGTTCCGTCTGGAAGATTCTCGTCCATCTTTAAAGTTTTGCTTCTTACTACCGTCTCTTTTTCAGCAATTACAGAATCGTAAAACTTTTGTATTGGATCATTTTTAAATCGTGGGAATGAAAGCAATATTACCTTGCCATAGTCTGGAAAACGGGAAACAACTGAACCACGATACATGTCGTAGATAGCGTCTGCTGTTTTTGCTTGGTCGTGTCCTGTAGTATTCTCTGTTGCAAAGCCCGATATTTCGTCTAGGATAACAGCAATTACGTTATAGCCTTCCCATGCTTCACGTTCTGAGTGACCTGAATGTACGGTTATTGCTTTATTAAATTTCATTTCAGAAGCTTTTGCTTCATACTTACCTATAAACCAAGGAGATCTATCTATTCTAGTTTTAAATCCTTTAAAGAAAACGTTATTAGCCTGCTGTGCGTTAATAGCAATATTTAGAATATCTATGGAATCCCCAGGCGGCTTTCCATAATATGTTGCTGGATCTTTGAGGCAAAGAAGCAAGTAAACCATATAGGATACAGCAATAGTGGAGCAATAATCTTTTCCACTGCCCTTGCCTAATTGTGCAATTACTTCGTTACAAGTTTGTTTAAATCTACGACGACCCTCATCTTCTCCAAATAATTTGATAAGAGTTGATTCTTTGTATATCTGTGAACTTTTTTCTATAAGTGTATATTGGTATTCAGAAAGTGGTGGAAGTCCAAGATAATCTGGGCTAGTAACAAATGTTCGTAAGTCTACTGGCCTTTCATCAAATTCTTCGCCATCTAGGATATCGATGAGATCATTAAAATTAAGATCCACTAGCTTCCTCTGCATCAATTACAACTGGCTCAACTATGCCAGTTATTTGTGAAAGGCGTTTTGCAACTTCCATTTTACATTTCGGACATGTAGCAGTAACTTCTTTTAATATTTTGACAAGAACATCTTGCTTTCGTTCTGTCTCTGCAATTTGTGATGCGAGTTCTTGATTATCTAATAAACCAACTTCTTGCAACATGCCAATTCTTTTACCTTCAATATCTGCAATTAACTTTAATGCCGTCGCTTTTATATTTAGTTGGCCAGCTTGGTCTGCATCTTCTACGGTCTTCCAAGCCTCTTTAATAAGCATGGCGTAGTGTTGGTCTGCTCCAGATATGGCTTCCTTTGCCCTGTCACGGGCTCCAGAATCGCTTCTAACGACCTCTTTCCATTCATCTATGTACTCTAAGACCTCTGCACGTTTGAAGCCTGTTATAGAGGCAATCTGGGTTGGGTTGTTTCCTTTTAGTAGTTCTTCGACTACCTTATTCATGCGATCAAAATGATCAGCTAATTCAATGTCCATATATAATTATTATACTCTTAGTCGACTAAAATATCAACTGGATTTAGCTATTTTAAGCAGAATCAAATATCCAATCAAATCGTCAATATCATTATCTCCTGGATAATCTGAACCTTTCATTAATCTACTTAATTTGTCATCTATTCTTACATATAATTGTTCTCTCGGTTCCGCCTTTGAAAATATACGAACTGGTGATAGGGCGGAATCGCCATAAGATATATTCTTATCTATTAACATCTTGGCAATTTCATGGCAGGTATCCCAAATTTTTCTACCTGATGGTGCGCCTATAGAATGTAAATATAGGTCTTGACATTCAAATCTAATTGAATCTGGAAATACAGGTTTTAACATTATAATACGTACCAATCATCCCATTTAGATATATCTTCATATATCCGCCTATAGCCTTTGCCTGTAAGCAAATCATATATCTTTTCTCTTTGGTCAGTATAATTATGTTCTACTGTAATTAAACTAAACATTCTTGAGAAGTCGTAAGCATGAAGTATATCATATTCACTACCCTCCGTGTCAATAGATAAATATCCTATTTCGCTTGGGGCATTATATTTATCAAGCATATCCTTTAATGAAATAGTTTTAACTTTATATACTCTTCCACCTGCTCTTGCCCCCGCCCAACTATCATTTTGAGAATAATAAGTTATAGAAGATAATCCATTTCCAGCATCTGTAAAGTCTATTTCTAAATTAGACTCAGTAAATACACAACTAGTTTCTATGTTACAAGATCTATTTTCAAATAAAGCTTTATGACAATCAACTGATGGTTCTGCGACTATGCCATCCCAACCATATTCTTTTTCAAGAATATATGTATTGCTGTTTGTTATTCCGTCATCTGCGCCAAACTCTACAAAATAATTTGGTTCAGAGCCTAGAACTTCTAAGGCCAATGTGTCTTGTCCATTTTGTGCTATCATCGGCTCTTCTTTGCTAATGGCTCTTGAATCCACTGCACATAACCGTCATGCCAGTTTTGACTTCCGTATAAATGGTGTACGGCGGTATGATGAAAAATTCTCCAATTTTCTCCGCCGTAGCAATAAAACTTTTTATTTTTTACTGATGAATATTCGTTATATTCCATTGAAGAATCAATAAGTCGTGCATGCCTACAGCGTCCATCAGTACTTTGCTCATCACACTTATGCTTGCTCTCTTCTATCTCAAGCCCATTCAATATACCACTAGTCCATACGCCAGGTCCAGTATAGTAATGCACAAAATGTGGAATTTCGTAATTAGGTTCTTTATTTCTTTCTACTATCAAGTCTATAACAGACTTAATAATACTATTTTCTTTTGATGCCGCAAATGTCCATTGACAGAAATGTAAGTCATGTTCTGGGCAAACAATCATGTCATATTCTGGTTTCAACCAAGAATCTATTGGCTGTTTGCAAAGTGTATCTAAATCTGCATATATGCCGCCATACGCATATACAATTAAATATCTCCATAGATCGCCACGCATTACGCCAATTGGAAATGACATGAATAAATTATACATATCATCTCCATAAAAATCTTTTACAAACTCTGCTGCCTGACTATCATCCATATATCGATACTCATAGTCTGGATTTAATTCTTTCCAAGTTTGTGATGCATCTTTCATATACTGTGGCAATGAGTCATATGGATCCTTATATGTTTGCCAGATTGTTTTAGGAATCATTTAATTAATCCATTATCTTTTAAGGCACGATAAATAGTCATTGTTGTTACATTACACTCTTTGGCTATTTCTTCCATAGTTTTCTTCTGAACTATATAGCGGCGGTATAACCAGTCTTTACTCTTATATAATTTCATCGCTCCGTAAGTACCGTGTTTGAATAATGAGCAATTCCGAATGCATCTGCTACATCAAAATCATCTAAAGATAAGTCATACTTTTTATTAAAATAATCTACAGTTCTTTGCTTTCTTATTTGCCGCATCTTATTTTTATACCATGAGTCAGCGTATCCTGGATTTTCAAACCTAAGCTTGTCTTTCTCCATTTTTGTTGGGTTTTTATTTCCAATATAAGCCTGCCAAGATGTAGGAGATATAGTAATAACACTAGCGCCAGTAGACATAAGCTCAGCAATGACAACGCCATAGACATATGATAATTTTATCACGGCATCAGGGGATCTGACAAGGACTGCACCCTCTACTGCTATATAGTCTGATTTTAATTCGTCAAGCATAGCATGTACTTTAACTTTAGCATCGTAAATTT